CAAGCCGATGGGCGTCATGGCGCCCTTGATCACTTCGTATTTGACTCTTTTGCCGGACAGCTGATCGAACATGCCAGATTTTTCCAGCTGATATTCTACGCCGTAGCTCTTGCCCACTCCAGGAGGGCCCACCACGATCATGGCACGCACATCACCCGCGATGGTGGCTTTGGTCATTTCATCTAGGATGTCAAATCTGCGCGCGATACGCTCCATGACTTCGTCATCAGTTTCGGTATGAACTTTGGGCATTTCTACTATATTAGTCCTGCTCACGACTTCTCCTGAAGTATATTCAATGTCTTCGATGCCATTCACTCGGATTCGCACTACGTCAAACTCGGGTCCGAAAGCACCGTCTGATTTTACAGTGACAAACCCGCCTTTGCGACCAGTCTGGAATCCCTTGACCAGACTGAAAGTTTGATCTTTTACGGGTTGATTGCGGTAAACGCCGCGTCGTACAAGTATTGTGCTCATTGCTAGTAGGCTCCTGTTATTGCACTGTATGTCATTATTATATGAAATTTGGGTTTTTTGGTCAACCGCTGGGCGCATGCTAGGTTAGTGTTCACTTACCTTGTATAGCCACGTCCAACATCCCTTATTATTGCAGATCTTGCGTTGTTGGCCAAGACCCAGTGTTGCACAAAAACCACAACTAGATAACCGGAGTCCAAAGCATGGTTTTTTGACGATCGATTCGAATCGATGCTCGCATTTCACAGGGACCGATCAACTCGTAGTGCCAATTACCAGTGAGTCCAGATGAGCGATCGATCTCAACCAACTGGCCATCAACACTAACACAGCGACGACAGTCAGGAGACACGGACGGTGGTGCAAAGAAATCCCGTGGCAGCACTCTTTGCCCACCTGAACTTTCGCTGCCAGGCAAACACAATAGACAGCCGGTGTAATTCATGTGCAAATCTCGCCAGATCACAGACCCACGACCAGCAATGCTGACGGCGAGATCTATGTCTCCCCAGAGATCTGCTTTGGTGTACCACTCTGTGTTACCGATGATGAGGTCATGATAGACCACTTCACCGTTCCATGACACTTTAGCGTACAAGTCAGACTTGGGCACTACATCCAATATCAATCTCACACAGCGTTGCATGCTATTGCCAAAAGTTTTTGATCACAGGATCATCCACTTCGTGCGGTTTAGGAGATCCATGGAAAACCAATATCGAGGTTCGACTGTCCAGGTGGGTACCGGAACCAGGATTTTGATACTGGCGTGTTTTGAAGTTCATGCCTCCGTCCTTGACCTGCCAGCGCCAACTCATAGCCGACATGGGCAAAAAGGTACGCAGGTTGTTAGGAGTTATCTTATCGCTGATGTAGTCTTGATCGCCATTGTAGTGCCGCATGATTTGTGCAAGGTTGGCTTGGTCAAAGTCACGCCAGATCCAATCAAAACGTGTAGTGTCCCACCACATCACCGAACTGTTGATGCCTTGGTGCGTGGGTTTCCAGAGATATCGATAATCTTTGGGTGCCCACAAGAATTTTGTAGATAGTTCGGTGATCCAATCTAGTCGTCCAACGATGACAGTGTCAAGATCGAAGTACAGCAAAGGTCCTTGATAGTAATCACAGTTGAAGAGTTGTATCTTGTACCACCAACTTTTCCTGGCACCCCATTGTCCTGGCCATTCTTTCAGCACATGTTTGGTCATGTGTGCGGGCACCGCTCTTGACTCTTCGGTGTAGACATGAAAAATTACATCGCGATTAAGATTGCGTGAAATCATGCTGTAGAGTCTATCTACGTAGCTCCAATCGTATCCAGTGCTGTGTATCAAACAGGCGCAATGTAGAGCACCGCGGATCACTGGTGGTGCCGCATCGCGTGTTTCTTGTTGCATGCGCGCCAAGGCTTTTTCTGCGCGTCGCTGTTCTTTCAAGGCCGCCCGTTGCTGTCGTTCAAAAGCTTCGGCCTGTTGTTGCCGCAACAAACGTTTCCAATCTTTACTGGTCATGAAATATACCTGGTCAATCTTTCAAACGGCAAACCCAGTGCCATTTCCTCTACTAGATATTCGGTGTGGCAAATTTCGATAAACCATGATGTTCGATCTTTATCGTTAGCAGACTCGAGCTTGTTGGGTGAAATTGATACCGGATGTGCTAGACTGGTGCTGTCTACGATGACCCTGCAACCGGCCATGGCAGATTGTATGCCTACTCCGCTGTTGTGATTAACCGTGGCATGATAATGATGCGCAAGATCAAAACTGTCGTAGGTGTTGGCCAGGGCTCGAGGTGCTTGAATCGTGACTCCAGACCTTATGTCTGCGACATTGATACGGCTGCGGGGATGAGGTCTGACAGTGATACTACGATCCGTGTGCTGGCGCACGGAATCAATGGCATGATTAATCCAGGCCTCTTGAGACTGCCATGTTTGCATTTGTAGGCTTTTGGCGTGCTGTCCAGCGATCAATATCCCACCGTTGTTGTGTACTTGATGTTCGAGGCGGATTCCGAGCTTTTCGGGCCTGGTCAGATCAATGTCGTTTTGGTGTCCGTAGTGCCCTTGGGCCGTGACATGGTTTAGAGCCACCTTCCAAGTCACATTACGACAGATACTGCCTACATCAATCACAAACACTGGCCGTCCTTGGTCACGAAACTGCTGGTATACTTGCTGATTGTTGCGCATGCGTCCAGCCCAGAGCACACTCCAAATCACCACAGCATCGGTTGCCAGATCATTGGGCCGTATCTGCCAGCCGTGGCGCCGTGCGCCCTGCAAGAATGCCTGCATGGGTTCACGGCTGTTGAGCGCACATTGATTTTCGAACCACCCCAAGGTCCCGGCCACTAAATATCCCTATGAAATACACAGTAGTTACCACCTTTAACGCTGCCGGATACAATCGATATGCCAGCCGCATGATTGACACGTGGTTACAGACCTGGCCTAGCTCGGTGCAGCTACGGGTGTATGCCGAAGACTGCGAAGTCACGCAGCGGGCACCAAATCTCGAGATACTGGATCTTGCCTCGACCAGTAGCGATCTCGTGGCCTTCAAACAGCGCTGGGGCTCGGTACCCAAGGCCAATGGTCACATATCTGACGATCCCATACGCGGCTTGAGAAAAGACAGCGCCAAGGTATTCAAGTGGGATGCTGTGCGATTCGCGCACAAAGTGTATGCCATATTCCATGCTGTAAAAACTGCTCAGCGACCTTGGCTGTTGTGGATGGATGCAGACATGGTGTGCCATTCGCCTATCACCGAATCATTCATAGACACCATGTGCCCGGATAATCAAGATCTATGCTACCTTGGACGGCATGGCAAATTCAGCGAGTGCGGACTCTACGCCATGCAACTGGGCACCAAGGGTACCACCCGATTCGTCAAGGAATTCCAACGCATGTATAACGATGCTGACAACGGCATTTTTACTCTGGGCGAATGGCATGACAGTTTCGTGTTTGACAGTGTGCGCAAGAAGATCGAAGGGCTACGGCAGTGGGACTGGGCTACGGGATTGCCCGATCTCCGCCGTAGCCCGCGAAACACTGCTGGTGAAGGCCACCCGCTCATCAATTCTCCCTGGGGTGCCTATCTAGACCACCTCAAGGGCGACAATCGCAAACAGGCCGGACATAGTCTCCCACATGACATCAAGGTTCCCCGAAACGAAAGCTATTGGCAACAGATCACATGACCTGGATCTTCCTCAGCAAGGGCGGCGTGGACGAGTATATCAATCTCTTCGCCAAGGGATCGGGTCAAGAGCCTACTACTTTGGAAACCTGGGACTACGATAGCAGCCGCGATCCCTTGGTATTGCGCGGCATACTCAAGCACAAAATAATCAAACGATGTTGGCAGGATCGGAGACCGTTCTTGTACATCGACACCGGATATTTTGGCAATCGTCCAAATCCGCAAAATCCGCATGGCTGGAAGACCTGGCACCGCGTAGTACCAGACAATTTCCAACACAGTGACATCATCGACCGGCCAGCAGATCGCTGGGAGCGACATCGTATCTCGCTGCGTGCCCGACAGCAGGGACGCAAGATCTTGATCGCAGCGCCTGACGAAAAACCCTGCCAGGTCTACGACATCAACCTTGCGCACTGGCTGGATCAGACACAGCGCACCCTGCGCGAACACACCGACAGGCCTATAGAAATACGCCAGCGCAACCCAAATCGACAGCAGAGATTGAGCAATGATTTCCAATCAGCGCTGGCAGATGTGCATGCTGTGATCACGTTCAACAGCAATGCCGCTGTAGAATCCGTGATGAGTGGTGTGCCTGTGTTCGTGATGGCACCTTGTAGTGCAGCCTTGCCGGTGGCCAACACCGATCTTTCACGCATAGAGGATCCTTGGTTTCCTGATGCCGATCTTGTGCAAAAGTGGTGCCGGCATCTCGCATACGGACAATTCCATAACACCGAGCTGGCCAACGGCGTAGCTCGTGGCATCATACAATCGGAGTGGCCTCGATGAAACAACATCTCGGATGGTGGTTTCCTGATCAGGAAACACACTTTATTAAAATGCTCGACAAGAGCATCAGCAAAGGTGGTCCAGCACGCTATCAATACCAAGTGCGCGATCGCAGTCTCTTGCACTGTCATTCGTTCCGCACTGCACTTGATATAGGCGCCAATGTAGGCCTGTGGAGCCGCGATCTCATGCCACGGTTCCAGCGCGTGATTGCCTTTGAACCCGTGGACATGTTCCGCACTTGCCTGAAACTGAACGTGCCTGAAAATCCCGAATTCATCATAGAAAGCTGCGCCCTTGGCGATCGACCCGGGCAAGTGGAAATGATCATTACCGAGGACAACATGGGACACACACATGTTGATCCCAACAGTTTTGGACATGGCTCTACTGAAATACGCACCTTGGACAGTTTTGAGTACCAGGATATCGATTACATCAAGATCGACTGCGAGGGCTTTGAGTACAGGGTGTTGCAGGGCGCAGAAGCCACTATCCGGCGATGTCGTCCCATCGTAGTGGTTGAACAAAAGCCACATGATGCCTACAGCGACCAATACAGCCAGCACGCTGCCGTGGATCTACTGCAGAGCTGGGGCATGACCAAAGTGGATCAGGTGAAAGATGATTGGATCATGGGGTGGCCTAAATGAAAATCAGATTCTGGAGCAGCAGATTCAAGACCAAACGAGCCAGTCATAGGTTGCGAGGTGATGTCATGGCGCAGGCTTTGAGGGAGCTTGGACACGATGCAGTGGCCAGTCGGGATCTCAGTGACATCGACAGCGACACAGTAGTGGTGTTCCTCAAAATGAGCAATGCCGATCATATCCAACAAGCACGGGCCAAGGGTGCTTTCACCATATATGATCTCTGCGACAACAAGTTTGATGAAAAAGAAGAGTATGTACCATGCTGCCTGGCTGCCGATGCTATCACTGTAAACAGTGATCAAATGGCGCTGGCCGTGAAACAAAACACGGGCAAAGACAGCCATGTGATACCAGATCCCGGTGAACGTCCCATCCTGGAACCGAGGTTCGCACCAACCGGAGATGTCAAGCTGCTCTGGTTTGGCAGCAGTGCCAGTCTAAAATTCGTGCCTTGGACCACACTGTGGGCTGATCTAGAACGACACATCAAAAACTATCAGTTCACCATGGTCACGGCCAAGGTAGATCGCTTGCGCAACAAAATGCTGGAACGCCATCGTCGTGGGCACTCACCAGGTGTGAATTTTGATCGCATCCACATGCTAGAGTGGGATTGGCAACTGCAAGGCACGCTTTTGGCTGATACCGACATGGTGGTGATACCAGTAGTGACAGAAAACTATCGCACCGATACCAAGAGCGCTAACCGCGTAATCGACAGTTTGTTTTCAGGTCGTTTCGTGATCACTACCCCGTTGGCCAGCTATCTAGAATTTGGCCCTTATACCTGGCAACAGGACACCATGCAAGGCATACAGTGGGCCATGAAAAATCCCCAGCAGGCCCAGCAGCGAGTAACGCAAGGACAACAGTATGCTATTGATAATTACAGTGCGGGGCGAGTAGCCCAACGGTTCCTGGAGACTATAGATGCAATTAGAAAGCCTGGTGCAAGATAAACGAAATCGCAACGAACCTGTGCGATTGCATCTAGGTTGTGGTTCGCGGATTTTTGATGGTTACATCAACGTGGACGGCGAATACATGCGCGATAACAGCGCAGTTACCATACATGATATCACACAGCCTTTTCCCTTGCCTGACAACTCAGTTGATGAAATACTTACAGTGCATGTGATAGAACACATCACGCGGAGTCGTGTAGCCAACATGCTGCGCGAGTGGCACCGTATCTTGCGACCAGGTGGATTCGCCGCAATTGAGTGGCCGGACTTCTTAAAAATGTGTCAGGAAGTGGTGAAAAACCCTGACTGTCTTTTGGCAGGTGCAGATCGGCGCTTGCAAAAACGCACCGTACTTGGTATCTACGGAGACAATGAAAGATATCCTGATCCTGTGATGTGGCACAAGTGGGGATACAGTGAACACAGTTTGTGCCACCTGTTCCTTGAAGTCGGATTCACACACAGCCAAGCAGAGGCCAATCATCACAGCAAAACTGCCAACGACAGCCGTGTTGTAGCATTCAAATGACCCATGGCTGCCAGGATCGTACAGACATTCCAAGGATTCAGCGGCAGTAAAGTGTATCTCATGCACAAACACGGCAGTCTGTTTGTGCGCAAAGTGGGCAACAATCAGCGCAATCTTGAGCGACTGCAACATCTAAGCGGTCGGGTCCCAGTGCCGGCAGTGTATGGACAACACGGCGAAAATCTCGACATCGAATATGTCCATGGCGTGGACATGCGCAGCTGGCTGATATCAAATCCCGCCAAACCCCTGTTGGACTTCTTGATTGAGGTCACTGATACTTTGGGAGCAGATCCTGTCCAGATGGATCGCACCCAGCAGTACCAAGAATTTCTGCAGACCGTGAATCCATGGCCATTCCAATTCACCCAAGAAGAACTGGCTTGCCGCATGCCTGCTGACATACCAAGTACCGACTACATAGGTGATCTCACCTTGGAAAACATCATAGCCACTGATCATGGCTTTGTCATGATCGACTGCCAGACCACGATCTGGGATTCTGTGATCTATGACATAGCCAAGCTAAGGCAGGATCTCGAGTGTCACTGGTTTTTGAGAGCCAAACCTGCCATGCTGGAGAATAAACTAGCATATATACAGCGCGGACTGCTTGAGCGCTGGCCTCAAGCCAGTGACAACACGCTGTTGTTGCTGATGCTGTTGCGAGTGTTTCGATACTGCCAGCCTCACAGCGCCGAACACGATTTTTTGATCAAGGAAATAAACCGACTATGCAAGTGATAGTGCCCGCAGCTGGGCTCAGCACACGTTTTCCCAACATGCGTCCAAAGTACACGCTGACTGATTATCAAGGCAGATTCATGATACAGCGGGCCATTGAACGTCTAGATGCGGCTGTAAAAATCTACATCGGTGTGTTGGCCGAGCATCATGACAGTTATCCCATTGATCAGCGCTTGCAGGAAATATACGGCGATCGTGTAGAAATGATAGTGTTGCCTGAGCGCACTCTGGGACCAGCTGACACAGCACAGCAGATCATGGAACGCGTGGATCTTGACAGCAACCAAGGTCTCTTGATCAAGGACTGTGACAGCTTTTTTGATCACGACCATGATGAAGGCAACTATGTCTGTGTGAGCTCAGTGGTCGACCATGATGTGATCAAACGTCTGTCAGCCAAGAGCTTTGTTCGCTGCAACGATCAAGACATCGTGACAGACATCATAGAAAAACAAGTGGTGAGTGATCTATTTTGCGTGGGTGGTTATCACTTCCGCACTCCGGATCTATTTCAAGAGGCCTATCAAGAACTTGACATGGGTGATCATGAAATTTTCGTCAGCCACGTGATACAACGCCTACTAGAGCAAGGAGAGATTTTCCTGTCTCGGCGCGTGCGCGACTATGTTGATGTAGGCACCGCAGCCGACTGGCATGAGTACAATGACAAAAGCGTGATTTTTTGTGACATCGACGGTACCTTGGTGCATGCCCAGCCCCAAGACAGCTATCACGAACCAGCGGTGCCGTTGATGAAAAATCTAGATCGCCTGCTGACCTTGCAAAGCCAAGGGCATCAGTTCGTATTCACCACAGCACGTCCAAAAGATTCCGATCACTACACGCATGCCATGTTAACTGGACTGGGCTTCCGTGACTATGAGTTGGTGTCAGGCTTGCTCAATGCTCGTCGAGTCTTGATCAACGACTACAATGATGCCAACCCTTGGCCCAGAGCCGAGGCCATAAATCTGCGCCGTGATACCGAAAGCCTGGGAGACTTCTTATGATCAGTATTTTTTACACCGGTGACCGGAGACACAATGCCGAAATCATGCGCGAAAATCACGAGCCTGTGATACAAGAGTTGGCCACTCTAGATTCGGTCGAAGTGTCCTGGTTCACAAAAGACTACGCCGACCGTGGACACTGTCCTTTTGACGAAGGTGGCGATGATCGAATCATGAAGCGAGGTAAGCAAGGAGACCATTGGATCACCAACTACCGACGAGGACAAGGCGGCGCTGTGCAGGTATGGGATTTCTTGACTTCGGCAGAAAGAGTCACGGGAGACATCGTGATCAAATTCCGTACAGATGTCTGGTTTACAGACAGCGCTCGAAATGTGCTGATACAGCATGTCAGAGACATCATCAAAGACAATGTGGATGTAATTTACTTTGGCAGTGACCTTGTAAATGACAATCAAGGCAAAGAGCACGAAGTGTACGAAGTCACTGCACATGATCCTGCTAGGTTGCAAGATTTTGTAATAGCAGCGCGGAGAACCAGCTTGAACACCGCACAGCGTGCGACAGATCGTATGCTGGCTATGCCACCTAGGAAAATACGCAGCGGTAACAAAACTTTTAGATACATCCTTGGTGACTTTGCGCGAGCTCGTGGGGTGCTGTGTCACTTATGGTTGATTAGAAAATCCTATGACAGCCAGCCAACAGATCGTGACGTGTGCCGAGACTATATCGACAGCTACATGAGTCGGACAAGATTGGAAGAAAATCATCTGCTTGATGCTGCCTGGGACTGGTGGACCACTTATCAATGCTAGGAATATTTTACATCGGGTTGCCGCGATTCCAGGAGCAGACACGAGACAATCATGCCTGGGTCATGCGTGAACTTGAGCAAAGATTTGGCAACATTTCATTGACACGATTTTTGCAGCCTGAGTTTGATCGCACGGACATGCCAGTGTCGGGATCACCCGGCTCTGCAGGAGGCATCCAGGTTTGGGATTTCATGAAAGCCGCACAGCTCATTGACTGTCCTGTCATCATGAAATGGCGCACTGACAACTGGTTTGCCAAAAGCAGTATCGATCCTCTGCTGCATCTCACCGAACGAGTTTTGACTGAGCAAATCGACGTGGGCTATCTCGGCAGCAATGTCAAGAACGGACTGCGTATAGAGACCCATGCCACACTGCGTCATGCCAAGGTGCCAGACTTTGTGATAGTGTCCCGGCGCGCTGCCCTGCGACCTATTGATCAGGTACGAAGCAGCCTGCTAGGGTCTGATGTAAAAAATGGCAATTTGGTTTTTAGATGTATTGCTCAGAATCTTGAAAGATGTGAAACTGCCTGGTGCAGGATATTCTTAGTGCGACAGGAACGCGATGTCATGACAGACTACACAGTGGCCAGTGATTTTGTGCGCGGATACAAAGCTGGACAATTGTCCCGACAGTTCCTCGACGGTTGTGATCCGGAACAACCACTATGATCGATGTAGTATATCACGGTGAACTCACCTGGCGCGATGCCACCAGGATCAATCACGATCGCATGCTGGATCTCTTGAGGCAGAACTGGCCAGTACAGGTTCATTGGCGAGATGCCATAGATACAGATGACACATGCGAGTTTGAGCGTCTAGGTCCTTGTGAGATCTGGAAATACTATCAACGCATGCAGGGTCTGCGAAATCCCATCGTGATCTATCTTTCTACAGAAGTTTGGTTTGGTAGCGGCGCAGCCGAGGCCACGCTGAGCGAAGTCAGCAGCGTGATCGACGGTGAGTTAGATGTGGTTTTCATGGGCAGCGACTTCCGCCACGGTTGGGGTGAGCAGCATGAACGGCGCCAGATCACCAAGCACGAACGTCTGGGAGAACATGTCATCGTAGCGCACCGAGACCGCATCAACAATTTAGACCAGGCCATGCAAAATTTACGCGCAGGCAAGCAATTCAAGGACACAGGACGGAGCTGGCCCGCCATTATAAGGGACGTTGATCGTGCTGCCTCGGTGCGTTGCCAGACTTATCTAGTGCGTCGGATTGATCATCAGCTGACAGATTGGCGTGTGGGATGGGACTATTTGAGAACCGTGGATCACAGCGATCAGGCCTTGACCTGGTGGGCCATGAGTCGACCAAGAGCTAGCTGATCAGTGGTGCAAACTTATTCCAGATCAAACCTTGCCGACTTTCTTCGTCGCTCCAGTGTGCGGCACTGAGATCCCATAACCACTGCTGCCTTTCCAAGAGTCTGGGAGCGGTTATGACATCTACCCCGTGATGGCTGACATCATACGTCACTGCGCTGCGATCATCTACCATCAAGGGCACACCCTCCAAGATAGCTGCCACTCCGCTGCTGCTGTTAAAAACGCAGGCAGCTCTGGCCCTCTCTAAATCTTGCTGCAAAGTGCGCTGACTGCTGTGGCTGATTTCAATGTCTAGATCACGCAGCGGTGAGAGATCAATACTTTTGCCCGGATGTGGACGTACAACCATAGGCAACTGCGAAACTGCACGAAGCTGCTGATGTTTTTGTCGGACCCAAGCTATGGGATCTAGGCCTTTCATGCTCCATCCGCCATCTCGCTGCATCAGCAGCAAGATGTAGTCACCCGCGGTACGCCACGGTTTCATTGACAGTCCAAGATCATTGCTGATGGTCAACCAGCGAGTGGCATCACTGTTAAGGTTGGCATATTCACTGGTATCATAGAAAACGCCGTTGAGGCTGTATCTTAGATACTTGCCATGATTGTCATGAAATTTGAAAGTGCTGGCGTCAATGGCCATGACATGATTGTTGTCGCGTTTTTGCTGCTTGACCACTGCTGCTCGTAATCTTATGTTGTGTCCGTGCTGAAGCGGGCTGGGCCAACCCAAGATCACAGCCATGCGTGCTGGTATGACATCAGCAGTGCGTTGGATTACAACCTTGGCTCCTTGATTTCTAGCGCCATCGGCAAAGGCCTGAAGCACATCAATTTTGCGGCTAGGAGTTTGTTTTTGCAGGCTGCTGAAGTAAACTACAACGTCAGGTGTCATCACGATCAGTTAGGATATGCCAGGCAGTGCCGTCGCGCATCTCGGCCTCAGTAAACTGGCAGTAGGCCAGATGTGCAGCCCACTCCTCGACTTCATCAAGCGTAGGAATGTAGGGCTTTTCTATGTCGCGTATTTCGTGGCTGGTCACAGCATGAGCCGCGCTGGGTCCTAGGGTAATGGCTGGTTTGCCGTACAACACGGCCTCCACTGCTGCGATACTGCTAAAGGTTACTAGGCAATGCACATTGCGTTCGAGAGCCATCTCGATGGTGTCAGAACTTTGCCGCACGCTGCGACTGGCTTTGTTGCGTATAATGATTTCGCGATCTGTAAACAATCTCAGCTGATCCACAGTGTCTTTCAACCACTGTTCAAGATCGATGTCATAACACATCAAGAGTTTCTGGCTGGGCGGTGCCAGCAAGATATGGCTACCGGGTCGGAATTTGCGTGGTGCCCACCCTGTGGCTGACAATCGGTCTCTTGGACGTTTGATCACGGGCCCCGTGGCCTGCATGGCATTGCGCGTGATGCGATGATAGGTTTTCTTGCGCCCGTTGCCAAAATATCCTGTGTCGATATAGTAGTAATCACGCCCCTTGGCTTCACAGGCAGCCATGTGTTTGCGTTTGGTGACTCCACGCAGGATCACCGGCGTGGTATCTTCGCTGGTTTTGTCCCAGACTGTGATCTGTCCGCCAGATCCCATGATAAAACTCTTAAGGAACGGGTCGTAGTTGTGGCCTTTGGCCTCAAGTTTATCGCTGCTTTCAAACACGGTGTCGGCCTCCACTGCCACCGCTGCTCGATTGTTGAGTCGAGACAGGGCTGCGGTTAGATCTTCATATGCGACTTGGTTGTACTGTTGGCCAGGATCAACCCGCCACTCTAGCACATCCAAGAATAAACGTTCGATGTCAGGCGGTATGGAATCCAACACACCGGGCATAGGTGCACTGATTTGGCTGCGCTGCCAATCGTGATAGGCCTGAGCCCAGTACCAACCATACTTGCACTGACGATGGTTTTTTAACCAAGGTCCGCCCTCTGTAAAATGCAGTGCCCGAGGCGTGCCATCATCTGGTTCATGATACCAATCTACCAACCAATTCCAATCGGGATTGAGACTGTGGACTGTGCTGGAAGGAATAAATTCGAATCGATGCAACCACTGTGCAGACTGAGTGCTGACTGCTTCAGCAGTCAAGGTTCGCAGATCTGGGTGGGCACAGTTCCACAGCATGAGGCTGCTCCAGTTTTTACGTGGATACACATGCTGTTCTCGATCTACCAGTTTTGTAGTGTTTTTGGGTTTGTATTGATGTTTTACTACATGTACCGCAGCACGAGAATCATAGTGCTGTAACAGCTCGCGCACGTCATCTAAAAACACAAATCCAGCATCAACATACACTGCCAGACCCGAATACTCCATGAGATGCGGCACTAGATAGCGTGTGTAGGTGTATTCTGTACTGCAGCCCGAATCGTCTTCGCGCCAGTAGTGCTTGGCTTCACGCAGTTCGCTTTGTTTAAGGAATTCAATCTGTAATGGAACAGTGCTGTGTTTCAACAGCGAGTGCCGGCACACTTCAGCGGCTTCAGCGTGTTCTGGATCCCAACCAATGAATACTTTGATAGTCAATCTTGTCCTCGTTCTTGCATGATATTTAGCGGTGCTTGATCATTGATCTGCGCTTCGCAAGAATCCAGCATCTTGTCGCTCGATATCATCATGATTGAATTCGGCCCAGTACAGTTCGAAGGCCACGGTATCCTCCAAGGCTTCGAACTGATGATATTCACCTGGCGCGATTTTGGTGTATTGTCCATCTCGTATGATGGTCTCATCCACGAGATCATAGTTGTTTTTCCATACTCGTATCAGCAAGGCTCCACGCTCCACAAAAAACCCATTCCATTTGTGCCGATGGCGATGTTTGCTGCAAACGCCACCGGATCGGATCTCGATGCGATGAAACTCTAACACACCGTTGGCTTCCAACAGTTCTGTCTGCCCCCAAACTTTTCCAGCTATCATGTGTATTCTCCTGCTGATATTTAATGCTAAACACAGCCGGCCCAACAAATAAATAGATTCATGCGCAAGTGGTTCAAGAAAAAGACCATCGCAGTGGTGGGCAATGCTCTCAGTCTGTTTGATACCAATCACGGTGAACAAATCGATGCACACGATGTGGTGGTAAGACTCAACCTTGGTACTCGAGCCATGGGACTGCCCAGTCATGGCAGTAAACTGACGGTGCTGGCCTGCAGTCGGTATGACTTCATACGCAGGCATGGGGTAATTAATGAAGTGGACATTGGGCAAATTTTACACACTAGCGATCGGGGCAGGATAGAATCTCCGCAGCCCGGGGTATTTTATCTAGATCTAGAATCAAGGATGGAACTGGCCCAACACCTTGCGTTGGAAAAAAAACAAAAACCCAGCGCTGGTATCATGACGCTCTGGTACATCAGTCAATGCGCGCCCCGATCAGTGAGTGTTTATGGGTTTGATTGGAAACAGACTCCTACTTTTTATGATCCCAATCGTGAAGATGAACCACATGTTTATGATCGCGAGCGTGAATTTTGTCGAACCTATTTCCAACAACAACTAGGATTTGTATTCCACCAATGAAGATACTTTTGCTCAATAACACCGCAGGATATCACAGCGGCAGCCGCCAGGTCATGCAGTGGTTCAATCAACACTTTGCCGGGCATGATGTCCATGTTTATGACAAAGGTGATGCCATAGACTATGCCAATCTCGATCTTGCGGTTTTCAATGGCGAAGGCACCGCTCACGACAATGGCAAAAAGATGCGCAGTTGTCTCAACATCCTTCAGCAAGCACACGATGCTGGCGCTCGTACCATCTTGGCCAATTCAATCTGGCAAAACAACAACGATGATGTCACTGAGATCTTGATGAGTGTTGATCGAGTGATCGTGCGTGAAGTGCGCAGCCGCCGCGCCATTTTGTCAGCGATATCGCGCAAGGTAGAGGTCTGTCCTGATGTGAGTTATTTCTTGCCGGTACCATATCAACAGCAAGATGCTGTAGATATAGTGGCCGGTAATGCTTTTGTGCCTGGAGAACGTATGCTGATTTCTGGTGTGGGGGAAACTGCCCAGATCGATATCTTCACAGAATCATGGGACGATATAGTCAATCGCCTACGTCACGCCCGAGTTTTGGTCACAGCTCGACAACATGAGATGTATGCTGCCTGCGTGGCACGCTGTCCTTTTGTGGTGATCGAAAGTGAAACTCATAAAAACGGTGGCATGCTAGAAACTTGGGCACCGGCTGTCAAGGCATTGCCGAGAGATGCAGACACTGATCAAATCAAGCAGGCCATTGCATGGACTTTGGCACATCCAGAATATTTTGATGGTCTATGGACCAATCTGGAGCGTCTTGTACCGCCCAATCTACTAGATTGACACGTCTTCCATGCCTGCGGTGCGCAGCCGAACCACGTGTCCGGTCATCCATTGTTTGCTGTCAAGCCCCTTCATCACCCCTAGCCAGCGATTACGCAACAGTGCCACTTCGTTGATAATGGTCTCAAAATCAACCACTTCATCTTCACCATCTACATATTTTTCTGCGTCACGGCTGGACAGTTGCCGTGCATAGGCTTCAAGATATTTCTGGAAATGCCGTCGTCGGATCTTTCTTAGCTGTATGTTGAGGTAGTTCAACACTGCTTCGATCTCTTGCAACTGGTTGAACCTATGTTCAGTGATTCCAGGAAGAGCCGTGATGTTTTTTTCTACCAGACCGCCGATCCGACAGTCTGCCTTGGCCATCTGCAGTTCAGACTCGTAGTGAGCAATGAAATCAGGTATAGTGCTGATATCGGCCACTACGCGACTATACCACATCACCAGTCCTCGTCTTCTTCGGCGGTGTCTTCGTAATCTTCTTCTTCTGCAGCATCATCGAGATACCCTGCCAAGGCCGTTTTGATGTCTGCATCACCCTTGAAGGCTTCACGGATGTCCTCGGCTGATTCGTCGTTATTGATCAGCACTGCTACCAAGGCATCGGCTGCCTCGGTCCTGTCTACTGGTGTCATGAACCTGCGCAGTTCATCCCAAATTTCACTGGCTACTGCTGTGTGCATTATGCTTCCTCCTGTGCGTCCACAGGTGTACTTACCTCCTCGGGTTGATTCTTGAAGTCCTGCATGATCTTGTCAAGGCAACCATCTTCGTTGGCTTCCCAGGCCTTGCGGAAGTATTTGATGATCTCGCCATGGCTGGTGACAAACATCAACTTGTTGCCTTCTTTCTTGAGCATGCCTTTCTTCTCGGCCAGATCCACCAGTCCGGAATAGGGATTCATTCCGGTTTCATACGGGATCTTGACCTGCACGCCCTCGAACGGCTTGGCATAGCGTGTTTTCATGACCTTGCAGGCAGCACGGATGCCCATGACATCCGAAATCTTGTTGCCATCTTCGTCCTCTTTGAGCTTGAGCTTACGCATGGCCACCACGATGGAACTGGCATAGATGAAGCCTTGCCCACCTGAAATCTTGTCATCGGGGTCAAACATGTCTTGGCTGGCATAGGTGTGGTTGGTACACAGCATGCCCACACCATAGGCGCCAAACATGTTCACGCAGTTACGCACCAGGGCTGTAAGGCTCTTGGCTTTGCGGCCTAAGTCGCCTTTCATGTCACCGGCTTCAAACTGGTTCACATCAGTGGGTGTGAGCATCATGCCTAGACTGTCAATCACGAACAGGATCTTGGGTCGCTCACCATCAGGCAAGGCTTTGTAGTCGGCCATGAAAGTGGAGATGGTCTTGGCCACGTCGTCGATCATGGCCATGCTGAGCTTGAGCAGTTTTGACTCACTGGTATCTACACCCAGGGCCTTGAGCCAGTCTTCGTCAAGTGCGTTTTCTGTGTCTATTAGAACCACGAAGATGCCTTGTTCCTGTGCATGCCGGATCACATTGCCTGAGCAGATGTAGCTCTTGCCTGCGCCTGATTCACCGGCAAACACTGTGACCTTGCCCAGGGGAATACCTTTGTTGAAGTCACCAGATATGAGATAGTTTAGGGCGTAGTTACCGGTAGAGATCCAGTCTGTAGGATCATTGAAACCGATCGAGAGACCATCGATCGATTTGGTGATTTCCTTGCGGAACTTGCTGACGTCAAATGGTTTGGCCATGGGTTTTTCCTTTCAATAAAATCATTGTACTAGAACTTTTGGCAATGGTCAAGCTCTAGCGGTTAACTCTAAGAATTTGATCTACAACTGTTTCTGCGGTTTTGACATCAAAATGATAACCGTCTCTACCAAAATCGAGCTGGTCAACCATGATGATGCCACGAGGTTCGCAGTGGTGCAATAATGTTTGATTGGCAGCTATTGATCGTTTCAGCTTGCGATAAACACCGTGCGCTTTCAACTCGCGCACCAACCACTTTGGTAACGCGGCAAATCCATCCAAATCCTTTGGTCTAAGGGGCCAGTCTGGTCCTTTAAGTTTATCCCAAATACCAAGATGATTTTGATGCACATGAGCATTGGGTATCAAGAAATGATGGCATGCTACATCCACTGGAAGGTCATCAACACAACTTAAAAAGTTGGCTATATCTTCGTCATCTGAGGCACGAGTCAGCCAGATCCGCCGATCTTCATCGGTCTTAGTAGTATCGGCATCCTCACGCCGTGACAGATAAGACCACATGATCACCATTTGCTTAGGGTTGATCTCCCTTATGATATCCTGGGCCATGCGCACCATCCATTCGTTGCTGGCACCATCCATGCTGACATTGATACACCGGGTGCCACTGCGATCCTGCAGCAGATGAGGCCAAGTGTTTTGCAATGGAACTCCAAGGCCAACAGTAAAACTGTCACCTATACACCAGGTGCTGCTCCTTAGATCTCCTATGTCTGTTGGCCATTCTGCGTCGCGGAATCCGCGGCTGTTGTAGCGATAACTGATGGCTTGAGGATAACGATAAAAAGACTCGCTCCGGTTTTGTTCAGGAGAATCTTTGCCCGAATAGGTCCAATATTGGTTGGCCCTTGAGCTCAGTTTGACATGAGGTAAGAACACGTTATCGGTAGGGTTCATGCAGACTTATGTAGGCTTGCCAATAGTTAAGCACCAGATCTCGATTAAAATCTTTGAGATCTAGCTGCTCATACAGACTTTGCATTGATGCTCCAAACCGATCGCCGTCCCAGATACATGACCCAATGTCAAACAAGCACAATCTTTGATCATCTTCGAGTGTGTAGTAGAACTCAGACATTTCCTGGCGTATGTGCTCGGCAACTTTCAGGCGCGATACGCAATAACCGTGTTGCTCAAACTGGTGCCAATCTGGCCAATCAGGCCCGCGTAGCAGTTGATATTTTTTCTCACAGTAATTGCCGTTTAGACCAGTGATGTCATTGACACCAATCTGCGATTTGAATCGAAGACACACATTCTGGAAATCAAGATGGTTTACTACCACCAACACAGTGGCTTTAGGCCACACTTTGAGCAAGGCGGTTGGATTTATGATATGATTCACGATAAAAAAATACATGTTCGAATTGGTGAGCTGTTGCACCACAGTGCTCGAATCAGCTCGCAAACCTTGATGCCAGGCGGTCACAGCCGACTCACCAAACATTTGGATATCTCCAAACTCAAAATCACGCCAGTTGCTTATTTGGTGCGCTGGCGGCAGGCTAGACATCACAAAACTCAATCTCTGCTTGTAGTTGCCACGGTCTTGCAAAAGATATTGAGCAGCCTTGGGATCCTGTGGGCAAGCACCTTGGCTAAGACTCAAACAGTTAGACAAGAACTTACCTCCGGCAAAACCTGGATAACACAAAATCACTGCGCGTGTGGTGTGAAAATTCATTCCAAACTGCATCTGTGTTCTAGATAACCGCCGCTGAAATAATGATCGTAGTTGTATTCTAGAGTATCCCTCTCCATGTCATGTAGATCGTGCCAATCCGCGGTTCCAAGGCGACTGAACTTGGATAGCATGGATATGAGTTCTACGCATCTCAATACCGGGTTGGCGATGGCATCAAACCGATAATCAAATATTCGCTTGAAGGGTTTGAACCCATAATGGGTTTCAAGATGTTGATGCCAGCCTGACTGTGCAAATGCCACAAACAGACCATGAGTTATCACACTGTAACAGAATTTTTCTGTGACAAAAGGGTAACTGCTGGTAGGCATGCTTTCAGATACCAAATTGACGAAACTGCCGGTGAGTTTGTGTTCGAGGTTGAAGATGTTGTTGGCATGATCATACTGCACATGCCCAAATCCGGTACGTTTAGTAAAAAAATCCAACGAGTCGTTGCCGATGAAAAATTTACGGTACAGCCGATGTTGCGCAGGGTCTAGATAATTTTGTAGATGCCCGTCAATGTTGTCCTCGGTAAACACAAAATTTTTGCTGCTGTAGACAGGATCAAACCACCCCATCCTGTGTAGTAACGCCACCAAGAGCTGGCGTCCAACATGACCCGTTCCGTTGAAACTGCACAAAAAATTTTCGTGGCGCAGATCAGGGTGCGAGTGATAGTCTCGGAAACAATCATTTACCCATGTAGGCTGCCAGCTGAAGCACAAGTTGGGATATTGATCCAGTCGTCCATTTGAAAAGCGATAATCAGTGATTACCTGCACCGTGCCTTGGCTGTGTTTGTCAATATGATCCAATACCTTGCAATGCATTTGCTCATCGAATCCGCCCATGTGATCATTGATTTTCACTGGGTGTGCGAAGGTCTTGGTCCTGAAGATTTCGTCATATGGAAATACATAAAGGCGTGATTCTTTAGTAACGGACATCACTGTTTTGTTGGCCTATGAGGTTGGCGTCGCCGCCGCATATCATCGCACATCTCTCGAGTCTGTTTGTACCTTGCCAGCTGCGTTCGATTATATCAAACCAAGGACCTTCAAGGATGTCAATCAACGGCGAGTAAAAAACGTTGGTCTTGGTATAACCACCGGCATCCTCGATGAGGCGATGCAGTTTCGCATGATCTGGATGCAGCGCGATGTCGGGGCCATAGAGACGATCATGCAACCATCCACACGGAAAAACAAAGCCGTCGGCACCGATATAGATTTCGCCTATGCGCCGAGAGTTGCAGTCGATGTGAGTGGTTTGTGCATATTCTGATACTGAACGCAAGGCAAGGATTTTTTTGTAATCGGGATTTACAAATCGTTGGTCTGTGGGTACTGATATCTTATACTCAACTCGTCCACGTTTATCGCACACATCAAGATCGGCATGATATTCGTGATTGCGTCGTAAAAACCTGCTAGTTTTCTTGATGTTGAAGCGCGCGAACCCCATGCTTTGACTCAAACTCTCAGCCTCTTCTACTTGATGTTGGTTGTGCTGAAACACCACGAAATCCCATATGGCCCGGCCGCCGGCCTGGATGAAGATCTCGGCATTGCTCATGACTTTGCGCCACTTGACATTCCTGCGGTACACGTGATTTGTGTCTTCGAGTCCATCAATACCGAAAGCCAAGAAATCCACCACAGCAGCAAGATCACGATACTGTTGTTCGCTTCCGATACCACCGTTGGTGTGAAGCCCTACTCTCACTTTGGGGTAACGCTTGACCCATTGGCACATATCAACCAAGTGCTTGTTGGTCATAGGATCACCATAGGTACCGCAGAAGTAAACTTTTTCTACCTGTGACAGTACCTCATCGTTCAAGATCGACTTGAATTCACCGAGGGACCATCTCCGCAACGGCAGCGTTGGGATGGTATCTCCGCCATAATAGTTGCGTGGACACTGCGGGCAAGCACTATTGCAATGATTAGAGATCTCGACTTGTATGGATCGGATCTGGGCCAGGTTCAGCATGTAGGGAGTAAGGGCTCAATCAAGGGCCCGAAGGCCCTTGATGTTACTGCTTTTGTTGCCGTGCTCGGATCATGGCCAAGATGTATTTGGCCT